TGAATGCCATATCAAATCATGCTGACATTGGTGGTACTCAAAATCCAGAATTGTATTTTACTGATTTGACTGTTAAACAATTTGACAGAGATGAGTCTGTAAAGAAAACATATCATTTTAAAGATGCTTGGCCTGTTAATGTCAGCGCTATCGATCTTTCTTATGGTGATGTTGATACGATTGAAAGATTTACAGTAACTTGGGCATACCAGTACTGGACATCTAATACTACAGATGGCGTCACTACAGCAGCTTAACAGCTTTAATAAATAAGATATAGGGAGGGCCAATAAAGGCCCTCTCTGTTAAGGAAAGATTATAATGGCAGACGATTCAAGAGGCTTTAGATTATTTGGATTCGAATTAAGAAGATCTCCTACCGAAGATCCAAATAAAAAACCATCAATAGTTCCAGCAAAGGACGATGATGGAGCAGGTTATGTTACTGCTTCAGGTTCACACTATGGACAATATATTAATTTAGATGGCGATGACTCTAAAGATAATGCTCAATTAATTATGAAATATCGTGGAACAGCAATGCATCCAGAATGTGATGCTGCTATTGAAGATATTGTTAATGAAACTATTGTTTCTACATCTGAAGCCGGTGAACAATCGGTTGATATAGAATTAGAAAATCTTAAAGTTAGCGATGGAATTAAAAAACAAATAAAAGAAGAATTCGATAATATCATTTCTATGTTAGATTTTAATGAATCTGGTCATGATATTTTTAAAAGATGGTATATTGATGGACGATTATATCATCATTTAGTAGTTAATGAATCCCAACTTAAATTGGGAATACAAGAAATACGTCCAATAGATTCATCAAAAATTAGAAAAGTAAAACAGGTTCAGAAGAAAAAAGATCCAGAGACTGGAGCTCAGCTTATTGAAAAAGTTGATGAATACTACATTTATCAAGATAAACCTGGTGAAAGAACAGCCGGAGTTAAATTAAGTTTAGACTCTGTTAGTTATATAACATCTGGAATATTAGATGAAACTCGAAAAAAAGTTTTAGGTTATTTACATAAAGCATTAAAGCCATTGAATCAGTTAAGAATGATGGAAGATTCATTGGTAATTTATCGTCTCGCACGTGCACCTGAGAGAAGAATATTTTATATAGACGTTGGTAACTTACCACGTGGTAAAGCTGAAGGATATATGAAAGATATTATGGCAAGATATCGTAATAAGTTAGTTTACGATGCTAAGACCGGTGAAATTCGAGATGATAGAAAACATATGTCAATGCTCGAAGACTTTTGGCTTCCACGAAGAGAAGGAGGTCGAGGTACTGAAATTTCTACTCTTCCTGGTGGAGATAATTTAGGTCAAATAGATGATATAGTTTATTTTCAAAAGAAATTATACAAAGCTCTTAATGTTCCAATTAATCGATTAGAACAAGAAGCACAGTTCAGTCTTGGTAGATCTTCAGAAATAACTAGAGATGAACTTAAATTTCAGAAATTTGTAGCTAGATTAAGAACTAGATTCGGAAAATTTTTTACTGATCTATTAAAAACTCAGTTAATATTAAAAGGTATTATTACTGAAGATGATTGGCAAGATATGAAAAATGATATTATAGTTGATTATTTAAAAGATAATCATTTTTCAGAATTAAAAGAATCAGAACTTTTAAGAGAAAGAGTCCAAACATTAGATCAAGTATCTCAATATGTTGGAACTTATTTTAGTCGTGACTGGGTAATGAAAAACGTATTACAGTTTAGCGATGAAGAAATTGAAAAAATGGCAGATGATGCTAAAGACGAATCTGATCAAATGGGAGATCAAGAAGAAGAAATGCCACCTCAAAATGAAGAGGAAGTGCAGAAAGATTCTGACTTATCTATTGATGAAAATATTGTAAGGGAATTAGAAAGTGAAGTAAAACTAAAAGAATTAGAAGTTTTAGAAAACATCAATAACTCATTGAAAAAGTAGTAATTATGTCTAAGATTATTAATGAAGCTCTCATAGCATTACACATAAAAGAGCTAAAAGAAGAAATAGCTCGTCTCAAAAAATCTCAAGGAAAAGTTGGAGAAAAAGGTGACATCGGTGATCCGGGTCCTATTGGCTTACGCGGTCAAAAAGGTGAAAAGGGCGATAAGGGTATTAAAGGAGATATCGGTCCTCAAGGTCCTATTGGTGAAAGTATCACTGGATTACAAGGAGATCCAGGAGAAAGAGGTCTAAGAGGTTATATTGGACCTATAGGCGAGACTGGTCCTCAAGGTGAACGTGGACCTGAAGGTGTTCAAGGTGAACAAGGAATTCCTGGATTTATTGGAGAACAAGGTCCAATTGGTCCGATAGGACCAGAAGGTCCAGAAGGACCTCAAGGTAAAAGGGGATTTATAGGTGAACAGGGACCTCAAGGAGAAAGAGGATTTCCTGGATTTGAGGGGCAACAAGGCGAGATTGGAGAACCAGGACCCGAAGGACGTCCAGGAGAAAGAGGCCCTAAAGGTGAACAAGGTGAAAGAGGTTTTACTGGACCTCAGGGGCCTGAAGGTAGATCATTAACAACAGAAGATGTTGAACCATTATTAGCAAATAAATTAAATTTATATCAAAAAAATTATGATAGATTTGTAAGTAATGTTAACAGATCGTTGTCATCACTTGGAGGTGGTGGTGAAACTAAACTTAAACGTTTAGATGATGTTGATGCATCTGCTCTTGTTGATGGTAAAGTTTTAACGTATGACGCTACAACTGATAAATTTATTGGTGGTGTTGGAGGTGGCGGTGGCGATGGAACAATTGATTCAAGTTATCTTTCAAATCTTCAACAAAGTTTAGTTCCATTTGCTGATTCTGCTTATGATTTGGGTACTGCTGCTAAAAAATGGAAAGATTTATATCTAAGTGGAGAAACTATATATTTAGGTGGTTCAAAAATTCAACAAAAAGATAATAGATTATCAATACGTGGGCCAGATGGTGGCGAATTTAAAAATACTAATAATAATACAACAACTATTCCAGGTACAACTAATACAGATTTAAGACTTACTCAAGGTGATTCTGATAATCGATTTAGAGAAGATGATAATACTAAAACTATGGGTAATACAGACAGAGATGTATTTGGTTCAGATTTAAGAACTATATATGATAATATGGAACCACACGGAGTTTTCAAAAGTTTAGATCTTGGTGCGCTATCATAACTTATATAAATAGACTAAAGATATTAAGGATAAATTATGCCGACAACACTACAGTTTAGAAGAGGTACTCAAGCTCAAAATAACTCTTTTACAGGAGCGGCAGGTGAAATAACTTTTGACGTAACTAATAAAACTCTTCGTGTGCACGATGGAGCTACTGCTGGTGGCCATAGATTAGGTACATTTGCTGAAGTAGTAACTGCTCAAAATCAGGCTGCAGGATTAGATTCGGCTGCGGTTATTAAAATTTCTATTGATTCTGCTAGAACAGTTGGATTAATTGATTCTGCGTATATTAATGCTAGAGCAGATGCTAATATAGATTCTGCTGCACTTATTGTTTTAGTTGAAAATGAATTAAAGCTTTTGGATTCAGATCGAGGTAATGCGTTAATTGATGCTAGAGTTAATGCTACATTTATTAATAATCTTACAATAGACGCTGATACTCTTGCTGGTCAAAACGGAGCTTATTATAGAGCGTATGGTAATTTAACTGGTAAACCTACTATTCCTTCTCTTGGAAATAGTTTTGTCGATTCAGCCGAGACAATTACTTTAGCAGATGCAAGAATTGCTGCAAATATTATTGATGAAGATAATATGTCTTCTAATTCAGCTACACGAGCACCAAGTCAACAATCAGTAAAAGCTTATGTTGATACAGAAGTAAGTGGATTAGTTGCTTCTGCTCCAGGTGCATTAAATACATTGAACGAATTGGCGGCTGCTATAGGCGATGATGCCAATTTTAGTACAACTATTACAAATTCTATAGCCGCAAAATTAGATTCGGCTTTAACTACACAATTAATTGATAGTTCTTATGTTCAAGCAAGAACAACTGCTGGTACAGATTCGTCTGCTACTATTTCACTTATTAATAGTACAGTCAATGCATTTAAAACTATTTCTGTGGCTGGTCAAGATAATGTTGTTGCAGATACGTCTAGCGATACATTAACATTTACAGCTGGTTCTAATATGACAATTACCACCAATGCAGGTGGCGATGCAATTACATTTACCGCGGCAGGCGGTGGAGGTGGTGGTGACATTACGTCTGTTGTAGCAGGAAAAGGTATATTAGGAGGAGGAGCAAGCGCAGATGTTACCTTAAATCTAGATTCGGATAATATAAAAGCATTTACAGTACAACATTTGGGAACAGATTTTGTAGATTCAGCAGAAGCTAGAAAACTTCTTTCTGGTGGTACAGGTATTACATATAATTCTAGTACTGGTGCAATTACGACTACCGACGCAGATATTGTTCATGATAATTTATCTGGATTCGTAGCTAACGAACATATTGATCATACTAGTGTTTCTATAACTGCAGGTAAAGGATTATCTGGAGGTGGAACAATAGCATCGACTAGAACTTTAAATGTTGATTCAGCAAATATTATATCTTTTACTGTACAACATTTAGGTACAGATTTTGTTGATTCTGGAGAAACTTTAAAATTAATTGGAGCTAATGCATTAGACTCAGCAAGAGCTTTAGTACAAATAAATTCTTTAAAACTTTTAGACTCTGCTCGTGGTTTACTTGTACCTGAAACTGAATTTAGTGTAACAACAGCAAGTGGTAGTGTTTATAAATTTACAGGAGATGGTTTCCCATCTCAATCAGGAAATAATCCAACTCTTTATTTTACTCGTGGTAAGAGATATGTAATTCATAATTCTTCTTATGGTTCTCATCCGCTATATATTAAAACAACTCCAGGTACCGGAACAGGAAATCAACAATCATCTGGTACTGCGGGACAAGGTAGTGTTAAAGTAACGTTTGATGTTCCAATGGATGCACCAAAATTATTGTATTATCAATGTTCTGCTCACGCAGCAATGCATGGAACTATAGTTATATTAAGTGAAGCTTCTGCAGTCGACTCTGCTCAAGTTTCAGGAATAATCGATTCTGATTACGTAAATATTAGATCATTAAAAGGTCTTTCAGTTAGTACAGCTTCTGCTTCAGGTGGCGGTACTTTAGCTTATAATAATGTTACCGGTGTATTTACTTTCGCCCCTTCAACAAACTCTGGTGGTGGCGGAGGATTAGATTCTGCTTTAACTACTCAACTTATCGATAGTTCTTATGTTCAAGCAAGATCCAGCGGTGGCAGTTCATTAACGGTACAAAACGAAGGATCATCATTATCAACTGCGGCAACAACACTTAACTTTGTTGGTGCAGGTGTTTCAGCATCTGGATCAGGAGCTACTAAAACAATTACTGTTGAGTCTGAAGTATCACCGGGACCTTCATTATCGAATTATGAATATTTTGCCACAAATGGTCAGACAATATTTTCTGGTAATGACGTTGATGGATCTAGTTTATCTTTTGCTACAGATACTATACTGGTTCATCATAATGGTATTTTATTGAAGAAAACTAATGACTATATTGAATCTGCTGGTAATAATAGAATAACACTAACATCTGCTGCAGATTCAGATGATATTCTTACAGTATCAGTTTTTGGTACTCCGGGTAATGCCGGAATAACCTCGTTTAAATATGAAGCCGATTCTGCACAAACAGCTTTTGGTGGTACAGATTTAGGTGGTGCTACACTTGGATATACAGTTGGAAAAGTTCAGGTACATTTAAATGGTATATTATTAACAGATAGTGATGACTATACTGCTTCTAATGGTACACAAGTTGTTTTAACTTCTGGTGCTGATAGCGCTGATATAATTAGTATTTCAGCTTTTTCTGGTAGAGGAATAGATTCAGCTACAACTATTGCTTTAATTGATAGTTCTTATGTTCAAGCAAGAGTTTCTGGCGGTACTGACTGGCAAGCTGTTAAAACTACGGATTATACGGCAGTTGCTGGACAAGGTGTATTTGTTAATAGTACAGCAGGAACTAAGACAGTAACATTACCGGCCAATCCTACATTAGGAGATCAAGTTAGAATTGTAGATGCTTATGGCACATCTGCTACAAATAATATAACTATTGCACGAAATAGTAAGAAAATAATGGGAGCAGATTCTAATTTAGTATTATATGTTAATAGAGCTGCAGTTGGTTTAGTATTTGTTAATGATGCTCAAGGTTGGGTACAAATAGAAAAATAATGGTTGAAAGTTTAAATAGAAAAATAGCTAGAAGAGGTGGTAGAGCTGCTAGGGATAATACTATAAAATTAAACGGAGATTTAGCAATTCAGTTTGTTACTCATTATTCAAGTATTAATAGTTTACCTAGTAGTGCAAGTGAAGGAGATTTAGCATATGTTTCGGCCGCAAATCATCCTAAAGTACTTTATATATACATAAATCATGACGGAGATCCGTATACAGCCAGCGGTTGGTATAGTCTTAAAATAGGAGAGGCAGCATAATGCCTATGACAAGAGCAAGAGATTTAGCAAGTAGTTTAGGACAAGCTGTTTCTAAAAATAATATCACTTTAAGTGGTGGACTTTCAGTTAGTGGTCTTACTACATATACTAATAAAGCCAGTTTACCTGGTAGTTATGATTCTGATAATGCTGGTAGTTTAGCTTTTACTACAGATTCTGATAGACTTTATATTCATACTGGTACAGGTTGGCATAATGTTGCTATTATTAATACAACTCCACTTTGGGTTACTCAACCGGCTGGATCATATACATTAGCTACTGACGCGACCGGTCATCCTCAACCTAATACTGGAACGGCCACTGAAATTATTGTAAGAGCCCGTGATTCAGAAGGCGCGGCAATAACTTGGTCTGCTACAGCAGATTCTGCATTTGGTACTATAGCTCGTATTACTCAAGACTCGGCTGGTACTAATGTTAATAAATTTATTATAGAACCCCATTCACAAGATTCAGTAAGTGCTGGTAATACTTCAGGTACTGTTACATTCAAAGCATCTGATGGAGTTAATATATTATCTCAAGTATCAACATTCACGCTAGAATTTTACACAACTATTCCAGATTCAGAAGGTACTAATCTGATCACTAAAATGATAGGTAATAATGGTGTTAATACTGTATTTGATGATGGATCCTCTGGCAATCATACTGTAACAGTAAATGGAGATACTCAGCAAGGTTCATTTTCACCATATGCTTCTAGCGGTTATAGTTATTGGTTCGAACAAGCTAATCATGGCCATTTAGAATATGCTGATTCTGCAGATTGGGATTTATCTGATTCTGCAGATTGGACAATAGAATTTTGGGTTAATCCTGAACTGCTTACTAACTACGCTACGATTATAACTCAGGTAAATGCTTTTGCTATTGAATTATATGATAAGAGTATTAGTGGATGGTTCTCAGATAATGGTAGTGGAAATTGGGGTATATTAAATCAAGAACGACTTGGTCCTAAGTTAAATATAGGCGAATGGACACATTTTGCGATTGTTTATGATGCATCAGCCGATACAATAAAATCATATCAAAATGGTAGTTTATATGGAACTTTTACTAGTAAAACAGGTTTTACTGGCAATAGTAATGTGCTGAAAATTGGTCAATATGATGGCCACCCATGGTATGGTGGTATATGTGATTTACGTTTAGTAAAAGGTAAAGCGGTTTATACTGGTAATTTTACTCCGCCCAGCGGTAAACTTACTACTACTGGTGGTGAATATCATTCTACTACAAATGTTGTAAATCCAACTAGTTCAGAAACAAAACTTTTAACGTGTCAACAACCTTTTATTATAATAGGAAAAGATGTTACTGGAAATCACACACATACAGTATCTACTAATCAAGTTAGAGTATTACCTATATCTCCATACATGCTTCCGGATGCATACAGTAAGACGGCGAATGGAGGTTCAGTTTATTTAGATGGAACAGGTGATCACCTTGCATCACCTGCTCATGCTGATTTTAATCCAGGTACCGGTGCTTATACGGTAGAAGGTTGGTTTTGGTTTAGTGCTGATACTGCTGCTAATAGTGGTTTATTTTGTTCACATTCTGGAGGAGGTTATGGTTTTGGTATGTGGACAACTGGTTCTATATTATATATTGAAGAAAGACAAAATAGTTATGGATCTCAGATGAGACAAACATATACTTGGCCAAGCAATATGTGGAAAGAATCATGGCACCACGTCGCTATGGGTAGAGACAGCACTTCTGGAACAATGAAAGCATTTATTAACGGTATACAAGTTGCTAGCGCAAGTTCAGATTTGAGGGATTTGACCGATGACGGGCCTCTTCATGTAGGAACTAGTAATGCTGGAGTAAGCCCAATGACAGGATTTCTAAGTGATTTTAGATATATCAAAGGTACACAAGTTTATACATCTGCCTTCACACCTCCAACAGCACCATTGACAGCGATTAGTAATACTAAATTTTTGCTCAGTATGGCTGATGCGAATGTAATTGATAACGGCGGCAGAGGTGTTTTTAGACTTAAAGGAACTGCTAAAAGTTCTACTGGTGTTCAAAAAAATTCAATACCATCTTTATACTTAGATGGAAATAGCGATTATATTGAAAAAGGTATGACTAGAGGATTAGCAATACAGCATAGTTTTACTACTACAAATTTTACCATAGAAGGGTGGATATATCGATCAGCTGTAGGAGCTGAGCACTATATAATAGATAATCGAAATGGGAATAACTATAATTGGGCAGTATCTGTAAATTCAAGTAATCTAATAGTATGGAATCCTAGGAATGGTTCAAGTGATAATGCCATGACCTCAGACTCAACAGCAATGAGTAGTGTTAATACATGGTATCATTTTGCTATTGTTAGACATTATAGTAAAAAATCAAGCGCGGTAAATGAATACATTTATATAAATGGTGTACAAGCTAATAGTAGAGCAAATGTTAATGCGATTAAAGTAGATAATTCTAGTGCACCAAAATATTATATTGGAGCAAAAAATGATGCCAGTACTTTCTTTAATGGTTATATAAGCGATCTTAGAGTTAAAAAGGGACTAGCCGAGTATCCATTTCGACCGTTAAAGGAAACTTTAACATCCACAACATCTTTTCAGAAAGGGAGAACGGTAGGAGGTTCAGGTGGGCATACAAAAATAATTTGTTGTCATAGTTCTACTCTTACAGCAGACGGATCAGCAGCAGGAAGAACATTAGTAGCTACTAATGCTACAGCTTCAACTAATTCGCCACACGGAGGTATGAAATCCGTGTATTTTGATAGTACTAGCTCTGCCTCGCATATAAGTGCTAATACATCAACTTCTCAATTTGCTTTAGGTACTGGGGATTATACATTTGAAACCTGGGTTAATTTCCATTCTTTCCCACAAACAATAAATACTATAGCCGGTACTACTATAAGCGCTGGTAGTACTGTTTTATATTGGCATGCTAAATCTGATAGATTATCTATTGGAACCCAGGACGCATGGATTAGAGATAATGCTAATATTACTTGGGAGACAGGGAAATGGTATCATGTAGCTGTATGTAGAATTTCAGCTACTACAACAATTTTTGTAGATGGTCATGTAATTGATTCTTTTGGCAGTGATACTACTAGTTATACTGCCGATGGTTTTAGAGTAGGTGGTAATAATTCAGGTGGTAACCCGTTGAAAGGATGGTTATCTAATACGAGATTAATAGTTGGTACAGGAATATATCAAAAAGATTTTGTACCGTCAACAACAGCATTAGATTCAGAAGTTGGACCAGCAATTGGTAGCGGTTAATAACAGATTAATAAATTAGGAGTAAATTATGGCCATAACTAGAGCAAGAAGGAAATCTGCATTCGGCAATGATGCCGATCCTAATATAATTTTAGAACCTTCAAATATAGCAATAGGTCCAGTAGCTGGTTCTACTGATTCAGCAAATACTATTATGTTAGCAAAAGATCCAGAGGGTTTTCCAATTACTTATGACGTTAATTATTTTGATTCATCTACTACAACATTTTATAAAAATGATTCATCTAATTTACCTCCTCATTTATTACATCCTGCTCAAATAACTGATAGTGCTGGTACTGGTAAATTTAGATTTCTTACAAGATCTGCTGATTCTGATGGATCTGGTAATTCTACTAAAAATCAACTTAAATTAAGATATACTGCTTCAGACGGTATTCGAACAAGTACAAGTATAAAAACTTTTAAACTGGATTTTGGTGCAGCATTATGGAGAATATTTGTTCAAAGCGGTTCTGCTTGGGGTAGTACTTATTGGGATCATGAAAATGAAGATGATGGTGAAATGGGTTGGATTACAGATAGTACCACAGCAAATAATAATAATAAAAATATAATAGCTGGTACCGTTTCAGGATATGGAACGGAATTAGGTTTACTAGCTGACGATGCTAGTTCTGCTGCTAGTAAATACGGTTTTTGGAGAGGTGACGATGATTTCTTTTCTGGAACAAAACATACCTTTACAAATGAAGATGTTACTAAAGATTGGTTTAAATCAGCAGGTACGAGTAATGCAAGACAATACGTTAGGGCAGCGACCGCGGGCGCTACGGATGCTGATAAATTAACCGGAGGAAGAGATTACATATTCTTTTGGTTTAGTGAAGCTCTTAGTGATGCTAAAATAGCTGGTACTTATTTGAGATTTGATACATTTCAAAATGGACGTCCAGATAGAAGACCTAGTGGAACTGTGTTATTCCAATATTACAGTGGAACTCTTGGCAGTAATTATAGTGCTTCTAATTGGGTAACATGGTGTAGTTTAGATATGGATTACGGTAATAATGGCGGCAGCGGCGGAAATTATTCGAGATATTATTTTGGGCCTTTAGTTAAAGGTGCAACACTTACCGCTACACATTTTTAAAATAACAAACAAGGAGTAAATTATGGCTGAAGAAGCACAAGAAGTTGAACAAAACCCATTACACGATTTGGTGCAACACGCATTAGATCAAGATTATAATAAAGCGAATAGAGTGTTTGGTGACTTAATGGGAGTCAAAATGCAAGATGCTTTAGATCAAGAGCAAATAAAAATTGCTGATAAACTTTATAACGGAGTTGATGATGAAGTTGAAGCCGAGGCTGAAGCCGAAATTGAAGCTGAAGCTGAAGTAGAAACTGATGAAGATCAAGGAGAATTAGATTTAGAAGATGATGAGTCTGAAGAAATTGAACAAGATGAAGAAGAATTACTTGATGATGAAGAAAACATAGAGTGATAAATATATCACAGTAGAAATTTATTTTTATATAAATATATACAAAGGGTATTAAATGAAAACTTTTTTAGAAATTAGAGAAGCTAAAAATAAACCTGTAGTTTCTAAGAAGATCGGAAAAATTAAAATGTCCGTCATGAAAGAACCGAAAGGTTTTACTGTATATGTCGATGGCGATAAAATAGACACATATAAAAGTCAGAGAGAAGCTGAAAAAGCTGGAACAACTTTTATAAAACAATATAGAGGAATGAGATAAATGGAAATAACACCTTTAGCTGCAAAAGTAAATAATTTAAATGGTTCCGGTAATGCTACAACCGTAGGTTCAGCTAGTATACTCTATATAATGGGTACCGCAGCAGATACAGTTACTAATAAAACTACTGGAGGTTCTTTTCAAATAGCACCTAATCAACCAATAGTAATGCATAAAGCAAGATTAGATGAAGTTTTTAGTGGTGCTACTACAACGCATTTTACTAAAATAGAATTTCCTAGAGGATAGCGCAATGAAACTTATATCAGAATTTCATGATCAAAATCTTCAGATGCTAATTACTGAAGGGAAAAACGGTAAAAAGAAATATCATATAGAAGGTGTATTTGCGCAAGCAGAAAGTAAAAATAGAAATGGACGTATTTATCCTATGGGCGTTATGGAAGGCGCTGTTGGTAAATACTCTGAAAATCAAGTTTCTAAAGGTCGTGCCGTCGGTGAATTGAATCACCCAGAAGGGCCGACTATAAATTTAGATAAGGTTTCACATAAGATCGATGAACTCAAATTTGAGGGAAATGATGTTATGGGAAGAGCCACAGTATTGGACACTCCGATGGGTAATATAGTCGAAGGACTGCTCGAAGGTGGCGTTCAACTGGGCGTTTCGACTCGTGGTATGGGGAGTTTGGAGAGACGTAATGGCGCAATGGTTGTCAAAGACGACTTTATTCTTAACGCGATAGACATCGTGCAAGATCCATCAGCACCTAGTGCTTTTGTTAATGGGATAATGGAAGGTGTAGAGTGGATTTGGAATAACGGCATTATTGAACAAAGAGCTATTGAAAAAATGGAGACTGAAATAAAACGGGCTCCGCGGGCAGATCTCTATGAGACACAAGTTCGTGAGTTTAAAAATTTCCTCTCGTTACTAAAATCAAAATAAAGGGAGTCAATTAAATGACTGATGAAAATCAATTGGAAGAAGGTGAACTCCACGAAAATGACGACGTGGAAGAAGCTCATGATCCCAAAAACGCTCCTGCTCAAGAAGTAGCTGCTGCCGATAAAGCAGAAGATGCTGCTCCGAAAGCTAAGAAGCGAAAGGGTGATAAGTCTGGCAAAGATCCAATGCAAAAAGTCGCTGCTCCTGCAGGTCAAGACTCAAAAGTCGATGACAAAGGTGCTATGCCTTTTAAAGAAGGATATAAAACCAAAGCAGGAATGATTAATGCTGCATACCAGAAAATGAATGGTATGAAAAAGGAAGAACTTGCTGTTCTTATGTCTAAAATAATGCAAGAAAGTTCAACTGAAGACGGAGAGGTAGTCGTTGAAAATCAAGTTGATGATATAGATTATCAAACTGATTGGAATGACGATCTTAACGCTTTAGTAAATTCTGAAGCTACTCTTTCTGAAGAGTTCAAATCTAAAGCTGAAACTATTTTTAATATGGCTATTAAGAATAAGTTATCAGAAGAAGTTGATCGCTTAGAAGAGAAGTATAACGAAGAACTCACTGCTGAAATAGAGGAAACTAAAACAGGACTCGTAGATAAGGTTGATTCATACCTTAACTATGTTGTTGAAAACTGGATGGAAGAAAATAAACTTGCTGTCCAATCTGGCCTCAGAACAGAGATCGCCGAAAAATTTATGAATAATCTTAAAGATCTATTCACTGAATCATACATCGACGTACCTGAGTCTAAAGTCGACCTAGTTGACGACTTAGCTGCAGAAGTTGAAGAGTTGGAAACATCTCTAAATGACCAAACAGCTAAATCCATCGCAATGCAAGAGGAACTCGAAGGTTATAAAAGAGACTCGATTATTAGAGAAGCTTCTAGAGACCTAGCAGAAACTCAAATTGAAAAGCTGAAATCTTTAACAGAAAAAACCGATTTTGAAGATGAGGAATCATTTACTAAAAAGGTTGCTACTGTTAAGGAATCATATTTTAATAAAAAGGCTACACCAACATCAACTTTGACAGAAGAAACAGATGAAGATACTAATGAAGTAGAAGCTTCTGGCTCTATGTCACAGTATGTTAATGCCTTAAAAACCCAAATCAAAACTTAAAGGGAGTCCAAAGAGATGCAAAGAGATGCAATATCTTACGATAAGTTGGTCGAAAAATGGGCCCCAGTTCTTAATGAAGAATCTGCGGGTACTATAAGCGATCATCACAAGAAAGCAGTTACAGCTGCTGTTCTTGAAAACCAAGAAATCGCTCTTCGTGAAGAGGGCATGCTTCAAGAAAATTCTAACCTTGGAGTAACTGCTGCCAATCACGGTACTACAGGCGCAAACTGGAATCCAGTTTTAATTGCTCTTGTAAGACGAGCTATGCCAAACTTAATGGCTTACGACGTATGTGGCGTTCAGCCGATGACAGGACCAACAGGTCTTATCTTCGCAATGAAAGCTAGATACAACACATCAACAGGTGGTGCTGCTGCAGGCGCTACTCAAGCTGCTAACACCGAAGCGTTGTTTAACGAAGCACTAGTTAATTATTCTGGTGACTCAACAACAACAGGACTTGGAGATAAAGGTTCTTCAGGTTTGTTCGGCGTATCTGATACTAACTCTGACTCGTCAATTGACGACTCTGGTGCTTCTTATGTACCTGAAATTGGTGATGCTTTAACAACAAACGAAGCTGAAAATCTAGGCATATCAGGTGGACAAGCATTTGCAGAGATGGGATTTACCATTGAGAAAGCTACAGTGACTGCAAAGTCAAGAGCACTCAAAGCTGAATACACTCTAGAACTTGCTCAAGACTTGAAAGCTATTCATGGTCTAGATGCTGAAACTGAATTGGCAAACATTTTGTCAACAGAAATTTTGGCAGAAATTAACCGTGAAGTTATCAGAACTGTTAACCAGCAAGCTAAAATCGGTTGTCTTCAGTCTAACATGAATACAAAAGGTCTTTTCTCATTAACTAATGACGCTGATGGTCGTTGGTCAGTAGAGAAATTCAAAGGTCTTATTGTTCAGCTTGAAAGAGAAGCCAACGTAATCGCAAAAGAAACCAGACGTGGTAAGGGTAACTTTATGATCTGTTCATCAGACGTTGCCTCAATTCTATCTGCTTCTGGAATGTTGGATTACGCTCCATCAATGAATACTTCATTAAACGTTGATGATACTGGTAATACATTTGCTGGTACTATTAACGGTAGAATGAGAGTATACATCGATCCATATGCGTCAGCAGACTATGTTAACGTTGGATATAAGGGTACAAATCCTTACGATGCTGGACTTTTCTATTGCCCATACGTACCTCTAACTATGGTACGAGCAGTTGGCGAGAATACATTCCAACCAAAAATCGGCTTTAAGACTCGATATGGTATGGTCTCTAATCCTTTTGTTGGATCTTCTCCATCAGACGGACTTGCTACTGCAAGAACTAACCAGTACTACAGAATTTTCAGAGTGGATCATATCCTCACATAATAAAGAAAATTCTAAAACTTCAGAGGGGCTTTTTAGCCCCTCTTTTTTTGTATAAATAGTACTATGGCAAGCTTAACAACAAATCTAAATTACTTACAACCTACTTCGTATAAAATCACTATTGACCGTGAGAATTATCCGAACCTAGAATACTTTGCTCAGACTATAACACATCCTGGAGTTATAACTCAACAAGTAGAAATGCCTTTTAGACAAGTTGCTGGAGTTCCATTAACTGGATCTTCTTTAACGTATAACGAATTATCAGCAACAATAATACTTGATGAGAATATGTCATCATATACCGAAATGCACGATTGGATAAGAAGAAACGTAGAAAATTCAGATGTGCCTGCTTTAAGTAGAGATTACAAAAAACAAAAACCTCCAACTTATTCAGACATTACAATATCAATATTGTCAAGTCATAATAATAAAACAAAACAAATAGTATATAGAGATTGTGTACCAACTTCATTAGGTGATATTACCTTTGAATCAACTGCAACTGGTACAGAATTTGTAACTTATGCTGTTTCATTTAGATTTATGTACTTTGATATCGTATGATAAAAGAAGACGATGAAACATGGTTTGAAACTAATTTAGATGATTTATGGATATATGATAAATTAATTCTCAGTAGAAAATTAGGTTATAATTGTGGACCAGTAGATTCTTGGGTGCCCAAACCTGATTGGTATATAGTTAGGCCTATCAGTAATTTTGCTGGTATGGGTAGAGATGCTATAAAAGAATTTATTCACAGAGAAACTACTTATTTACCGGCCGGACATTTTTGGTGTGAGATGTTTGAAGGAAGACATTTAAGTATTGATTATATAGATAAAGAACAAGTTCTTGCAACCGAAGGATTTAAAGATAAAGATGAACCGCTATGGAAATGGGAAAGCTGGAAAAAGGTTGATGATCAAGTTCCGTATCCTCAGATTTTAAATACACTTAAAGATAATTATAGATATATTAACTGTGAATTTATAGAAGATAAATTAATAGAAGTTCATTTACGTTTAAATAATGATATGGAAGAATACGATGAAATTATACCTATGTGGGAAAGTGATAGATATGATACCAAAAGACTTTTATTAGAAGCTGAAGGTTGGATATATAAAGATGATAAAGATTATAAGAGACTGGGCTTTTGGAAAAAATAGATATGAATTATTTATAGGTCATTATAAAATTTTAAGAAAAAGACAAATACCTAATCTTCCATTTCGTGATTGGAATGTTGATTATGGAGTGATTAATTGTACAATATGGGCATGGCATAATAGTGGTACCCATGATTTAGACGGAAATTATTTGAAATAGGAATATAATGATTGATTTAAATGAAGTCCTTGAAGAATGGACAAAAGATAATGTAATAAGTGATATGCATCTAGATGAATCCTCTCGGAAAACACCGTTACTACATTCAAAATATTTAGAGAAATTAGCAAACGCAAAGTTATTATTGCGTAGAGCTGAGATGTCTCAGAAATCTTTATTAAAAGATAAGTGGTTATATTATAACGGAAAGATGACTCAAGAAGAAATAGTAGAAAAAGGTTGGGATCCAGATCCATTTGATGGTTTAAAAATATTAAAAGGTGAAATGGATTATTATTACGATGCCGATCCAGAAATACAAAAATCAGAAGAAAAGATACAATACTTTAAAACTGTAGTAGAAACATTAACAGATATAGTAGATACAATAAAATGGCGACACCAAACAATAAGCAATATAATTAAATGGAAGCAATTTCAGTCAGGAAATTAAGTCATGCAAATCTCCATATCGATTGTGATTATGGAGTAGCTGCTGAATTAAAAGAGTTTTTCTCTTTTTTTGTACCCGGTTATAGATTCATGCCGGCATTTAAACGTAGAATTTGGGATGGAAAAATACGTTTATTTGATTCAACGAGTGGTGAATTGCCAGCTGGTTTATATTATCATTTTCTTAAGATGTGTGAAAATAGAGGATATAAAGTTAAGTTAGTTAAAACTAAATATGGATTGGCTAATGATATAAATGATATTACTCCAGATGAAATATATAATTATTCTAAAAATCTAAAACTTCCATGGGAATTAAGAGATTATCAATTTACTGCAGTATTACACGGATTAAAAAAGAAAAGAGCAATACTGCTATCTCCTACTGGATCTGGTAAATCATTAATAATATATGTTTTAGTAAAATATTGGTATGAAATGCTGACAACTGGATTGAATTGGCCTAAAGCTAGTAAGATATTGGTTATCGTACCTACAACTTCTCTTGTAGAACAGATGCATAGTGATTTTGTATCTTATGGCCAAGCCGAAGGTGGTATACATAAAATTTATTCAGGTAAAGATAAAGATAATATTGAATCTGCTATTGTTATTTCTACTTGGCAATCAATTTATAAATTGCCGAAAATGTGGTTCGAACAATTTGGTATGGTAATAGGTGATGAATGTCATGGATTTAAATCTAAATCATTAATGAATATTATGAATAAAGCAACAGAAGCTGAATATAGATTTGGAACAACCGGAACATTAGATGGAACTCAAACCCATGAATTAGTATTACAAGGTTTATTTGGAAAGACTTATAAAGTTACGACGACGCGCGCGCTCCAAGAAAATAAAACATTAGCTGATTTAGATATAAAAAGAATAGTATTAGAATATGATTTAGAATCTAGGCAAGATTTTGGCAAAAAGACTTATCAAGAAGAAATAGAGTATATAGTAGAAAACGATAAAAGAAATAAATTTATTCGTAACTTATCTTTAGATCAAAAAGGTAATACTTTAGTACTTTTTAATCTAGTCGAGAAGCACGGTAAGCCTCTTTTTGATTTGATAAATACTAAAGCAGACACTGAAAGGAAAATATTTTTTGTATCTGGAAACACTCAGACATCAGATCGTGAAGCCATTAGAGGTATTGTGGAAAAGCAAAAGAACTCTATTATTGTTGCTAGCCTTGGCACTTTTAGCACCGGGATTAATATTAAGAATCTCCATAATATTATATTTGCTTCTCCTTCTAAGTCGCAAATCAGAGTCCTCCAATCCATCGGACGAGGGCTTCGGGTAGCAGATAATAATAGTATTACTAATCTTTATGATATTATAGATAATATTAGTTATACAAATAGAAAAAATTTCGCATTATTGCACTCTGAAGAAAGATTAAAAATATATGACCGTGAAAAATTTAAATACAAAACATTTAAAGTAGAACTATGACTAAACCAATAATAAAACAATTTAAACTATCTACTAAAGAAGAAATTATCTGTGAAGTATTAGAATGGGATAATGAAGAAAGTAGTACTGTTTTAATAAGATCAGCTTTAAAAGTTGTAGAATCAGAAAATTATAAATCTGGAATAAAGGTATTTTCATTTAAGCCTTTTATGTTTTTCGGCGATGACCCAAGAATTATGCAAACTTTAAATAGTGAACATATAGTAGGTGAATTATCTCCTTGTACTTCTTTATTAAAAATGTATGCTAAATGCATTTTAAAAATTGCTAAAGAATATGATAATAATAAAGAACCGCCGACTATTGATTTAGAAGATTTAGATCATTTAGATGATTCAGAATTAGAAGCTTATTTAGAAACCCAATTAAGTCGACTTAAACAAGACTTAGAATTAGTAGAAGATTCCGGTACAGTAGATAATATTATTCAATTTAAACCAAAAGAAACTGTACATTAAAAAGTATATATGTCTCCCCCCAAAATACCTTAATTTATTATACACGCATTTATAATAAATGTACACGGTTAATTTAATTAAATTTTCATTTAATAACAGAAAATAATACTTTACATTATATATTTTTTATAGTATAATTATAGCAATGAAAGGATAAACATGGCACGTCAGAAAAGATTAAATATTCATTATGTTAATAATGCTCAGTTTTCTCAAGCCGTAGTAGATTATTGTACGTTAGTAGAAGAAGCTAAAAAAGATGGAAAAGAAATTCCAAAAGTAACAAACTATGTAGCTCATTGTTTTTTACGAATAGCAGAAGGTTTATCGCATAAAGCTAATTTTATAAGATATACCTATAGAGAAGAAATGGTTATGGATGCAGTAGAAAATTGTCTTAAAGCTATAGGTAACTATAACTTAGAAGCAGCTACTAGAACCGGAAAACCTAATGCCTTTGCGTATTTTACTCAAATATCTTGGTATGCGTTTTTAAGACGTATCGATAAAGAAAAGAAACAACAAGATATAAAAATGAAATATTTAGCAAATTCAGGAATAGAAGAATTTATAGTACAAGGTGGAGAACAAGGTAATAATCATGTCATTGGTGCCTTTGTAGATTCTTTAAAAGATAGAATAGATAAAGTAAAATCTTATGATACTAAAATAAAGACTTTTGCTAAAAAACAAAAGAAAAAAAGAAAAGCTAGAATAGCTGATTCAGATTTATCAGAGTTTTTAATATGAGCGAAGAACTTAATATGTCAATTAGACGGTTTTTGAAACAAGTAGGAGTAACATCTCAACAACAAATCGAAAAAGCTTGGAAAGAAAAAAATCCTGAAAATAAAAAAGTTAAAGCAGAAATGAAATTAACTATTTCTGATTTAAACCTTGAACACATCGTAAAAGTTGATTTAGGATGACCGAAGTACAAAAATTTAATTATAAAAAATTAATTTCAGAATATAGTGTAATAGAAACTATTAATATTCCTACAGAAGCTATGGCTAAAATAGGAGTTTTTAAAGGAGATTTAATAGAAATTGAAGTATTAGAAGATGATGATATTGTAGTTATTAGAAAAACTATAGATCCAGTTAAAGAATATAGAATGAATGAGGGATTAATTAATGAAAATAGCGATATTGAATGATACGCATTGTGGTATACGAAACGCATCACAAATATTTTTAGACAACGCAGCAGACTTTTACAAAAACATATTTTTTCCAGAATGTGAGAAAAGAGGAATAACTCAAATCTTACATCTTGGTGATTATTACGATCATCGTAAGTATGTTAACTTTAAAGCTTTACAACATAATCGTAAACATTTTTTAGACGTTATGCGAAAAAGAGGAATGAGAATGGACATCATTCCTGGAAATCATGACGTTTATTTTAAAAATACTAATGAACTAAATTCTTTAAAAGAATGCCTTGGTCATTATATGAATGAAGTCCATCTTATAATGGATCCAAAAGTAATGGATTACGGGTCTATGAAGATCGCTTTATTACCATGGATTAACCAAGAAAATTACGACCAATCTATGAATTTTATAAAAGATTGTAAAGCAGATTGGTGTGGATCACATTTAGAATTACAGGGTTTTGAATTAAT